TAATCGGATTTGACCCTGGCTTTAATGATGGAAATGCCCACATATCAACATCTGCAAACTTATTAACCGAATTTGCTGTGACCAGGCATGCCGTACCGTCAATTACGATTGGCACATTGGCCGACAGGTTATGTATAGTTATATCTCTTCCAAATCCAGTTATTAAAACAGAACCGAGACCTATTGCCGGTGTTATGGTTAGTATTGCAGATATGTCCAGGTTTCCAGCAACAGTAAGTGTTTTTACCTTTTCTGTAAATGTTTGTGACACTTCTGGCATACATGCACCGCTTGCTTTTGCCTCAAACACAAGGGCATATATCCCCTCATCAAGACGTGTGGTCTCTGGCGTTTCAATTGTGCAGTCATAGTAAAGATTGATGTCTTCAAATTTTAGTATGCATTTGGTCATAAGTAACACGATATTACTTATGGATGTCAAGCATGCTTCATCTGATGTGCCTTCGACTAGAGTCTGGCATTTGATTGTCAAGTACTTAACTTTTTTTCCAGTGTACAGCGGATCTAATGACTTTGGAAGCCAATCACTAAATGTCATAACCTCGGATGGCTGCACTTCTCGAGTCAATAGTGTACAGTTATAGGTTGACATATCAATACCATTTACAAACATCTTTATTGGCATTATTATGTCCCCCTATCAACAAGCAATGCTGCCTGGTTCATAAAATACTTGATATCCGCCTGATCCTTGAATGAGTATTCACCATTAAACTCTATTTTTGGCACAGCATCTTTGATGCCATCAAGCGCCGATTTAAGCATGTTTTTCATATCGTCGATTGATGTTGCCATTTCAGAATTTTCTGATAGCGCTTTGTTTGCTGCGATTTCGGCGTTAGTCGATGCCGCACTATCAACTGATGCAGACATGTTTATTGACTTTGAGCCAAACATTGCATCCATTGCGGTCATTCCAGAAGACACATTTGTAAGATCAAGTACTGGTGCAATCACCGGTGTCATATCAACGTCACCATCAACGAGACTACTGATTGTAGACATTGAGTCTGACATTGCTGTGACCGTGTCTGTCCCAAGATCTTTTGACGCGCCGACTGCAAGACTGGCATAGTCATTGAGACCTTTTACAACCCCAAGAACTGAATACTTACCAAGCTTTGCAAATTCTTTTGATGGCGACTCTATTCCAAGTTTATCTTTAAACCCGGAAAGGAGGTCGCCGCCGATTTTTTTTATTGTGTCTGTTGCTTTTCCAGCTGCATCTTTCAAACCTTGTATAACGCCACTGATGATATTACCACCAACCGGAACAAACCGATCAACAAATTCACCAAAGGCACTGACCATCGAATCTATTAGGTGCTCAACGGCATCAAATATCCTATCATGGTTGTTGTCTATTGCTGTAGCCATCCCCTCAATAAACGCTATTATAAGATCAAATGCCGCTTGAATAAGATCTGGGACTTTTTCAGCTAATCCCTCAATTAATGCAACTACGATACTAATCGCAGCCTCAACAATTTCTTGTATATGTGAAGATATTGACTCGAGGAGTGCGGTTATTATGTTTAGCACAGACTCTACCATTTTAGGAATTGAATCCTCCAGCATCTTAAATACTGATACTAGTAGAGTTCCTAGTACTTCACATAATGGCGGTATAATATTTTTTATAAGTTCCAATACCGCAAGCAAAAATGTTTGAACGATTTCCATATATCTCGGAAACTTTGACTGGATTATATCAGCTAGAGTGTCCAAAAATACAATGACCACTTCACCGATTTTTGGGATTATGGTTTTTAGTGCTTCCAAAATTGAGACGATGATTACAGTGAGGGTCTGAACAATCACTGGAACGCCATCAATCAAAGACGTACAAAATGTAAGGATTCCAGTGACAATCGCTTGGGCAAACAACGGTATCAGTGCAAATAGGCTTTTTGCAACAGCTGTTATTGCAGCTGCTCCGGTGGTTCCTATTGTTGCAAGGAGGTTTAGACCGGTTGCGAGGTAACTAATGCCGAGCCCAAGACCAAGCATTGCGACTCCCAAGGCTGCTAACGATAGTGCTAAAATTGCCAAACCTGGAGACACAACTAGTGCGAGTGCGCCGGCCGCTATAATTATTGCCAGCATCGCCCCTACTGCTATGATTGATTTTTTAAGATCGTCCACTGGTATTTTGGAGACTATGGTGAGTGCTGCCGCCATTGCTATTAGCGCAACTGATGCAATGAGTATCGCCGCCGCTCCGACAACAGCCATTGGTCCGACTGTCGATAGGCCATAAAGCACTAGGGCAATTCCAGCGATTAATAGTGCAAAAGAAAGCATTGCATTTTTAAGTGCATCAAATGGTATAGCTGCTATCTTTTCTACAGCCAACGCAATTACATACATCGCCCCTGAAATTATTAGAAGTGATGCACTTACAGCTAGCAGCTGCTTTCCGTCAACGCCCTTTAGGCCATCTATGAACATAAACACGCCTAATAGAACTAATCCGATTCCGGCAATTCCCTGTAACATTTGCTGAAAGTTCATCGTTCCTAGTTTTGATATTGCGTTGGCCATGTACCCCATACCTTTTGCAATGGCCATCATTGTTAAACCGACCTTTACGGCGTTATTAGATTTCTCTGTAAACTTTATAAATAATCCAGTAATAACAATTAAAGCCACCATGGCACCAATTCCTTGATATATTGCGCCTTGTTTCATGTCACCAAATCTCTTTGCAGCTTCAGCAAATACTAGCATGGCTCCAGAAATTATTAAAATACTTAATGACACTGATACAGCATTACTAACCATATCTTTTTGAGTCTTGGTATATTTAATAAATACTGCTAGTATCGCCAGTAATGAGCCAACTGCAAGACCTCCCTGAATAAGCTCATTTGTGTCCATTTTTCCAAGGGTTTTTATCGATTCTGCCAATATTCGTATGGCTACCGCAACAGCAATTAGTTGAGTCATTCCGGTTTGCATTTGTGACTTGCTTTTACTGAGCACAATTACAGTTGCAATCATTTCAGCAAGCAAAAGTGTTATTACACCCCATGCAGACCACAATGCTCCAGTGTCAATGTCCGATATTATTTTTATTGATGCCGCAAGTAACAGTACAGCGACTGATATTGCCATTAGCGCTGTAGCCATTGCAAATGTATCTTTGATTCCACTAGAAGATTTTGAAAATGCACTCATTGACGCCATCAGGCCCGCGATCATAGTGCCAATTGCGCCAGTTGCGAGACCAAGTTTGACAGGATCTATAAAAGTAAGGACCAGTATTGAAGCCGCCAATATTGCAACGGCTACTGCTATTTTAGTTAGGACGTCTGCTTTTAATGAATCTTGATACGCTTCGAGACACCCTCTTACGGCGTCTAAAATATCAACCAAACTCTTCATAAACTTTCCAGATTCTTTGAAAATACCAGCTATTTGTACACCAATATCGCCAAGGACTGCCGCAATTGCTGCTCCGATTCCAAGTTTTGCAGTTTTTTCAAATTTATCATATGTCATTCCGGAAAACGTTGCCTTTATTTCCTCACCAAACTCTTTGACTGCCGGCCCAAGTTCGGAACCAACCTTTTTAACAAAATCGCCAATTTTGCCTAAAAACTTCACAAACTCGCTGTTTTTAATATCCTCACCCAATATTCCTATCGCCGTTGATATCTTGTCCTTTAAATTTGTGGCGTCAAGACCAAGTTGGTTCATTCTGTCATTCACTTTTGTAAGGAAATCGTTAAATGATGTAAACCCTGTAAAACCGATTTTTTGGCCAATAAGTGTAATAAAATCTTTGATAGCATTGTATGCCTTTATGGCCGTGTCCTTGATTGCTGCGGCGGCGGCTAATATCCACGACACTAACTTCTGAATTACAGTATTAAAGAAATCAGTTTCCTTTAGTGTCTCGCTCAACGCAACAACCCAGTCAGACCAGCCGGCAGTAACGCCTGCAACTCCGCCAAATAATTCGGTAAAGCCGCTAACCAAAGATTTTATTCCATTGAAAACTGCGGATATAATTTGCACACCAATATTAAATACAGAGAATACTCCCTTAAATATTTTTTTTATTGCGGTTGCTTTATCGGCCGACAGTGTTAATCCGGCTGTGAATTCTTTTATTTTTACTGTCAATTCATATAATTGCTCGCCAGTCATTGCTGGAAATACTTCCAAAAATGCTTCTTTTATCGGGGCAATTATTCGAAGGAGTTGCTCAAATGAGTTCTTTAGAGCCTCAATCAAATTTTCTCTACCCGATGGTCGCGCCATATTCTTTGCAAATTCATCAAGATTTATGGCCCCGGTTGCAATCTGCCAGTTTAGGTCAACCATTTGAGATACTTGCTCTTTTGTGTAGCCAGCCGCCTCAAGTTCAGCATCGGACATTGATGACATTTTACTCGTGAGCTTTGCGACACCCTTCTGCAAAATTTCTGCAGATACCCATCCGCGCTTGAGTGTATCACTAAACTCTTCGCCATATGTTTGAACTGCTGCTTGTAATTGCATTTCTTCAGCGACACTCTGCAGTGATTCCTTTAAGCCCTCTTCATCGGCAATCCCCTCATTTAAAAACTGCTTCCAGCCAGTTGAAAGTCCTCCAAGAAGTACATTATTTCTAGCAGTTGCGCTGTCGCCTATTATTTTTCCGGCGATATTTGAGATTTCGGTAAGAAGTTCTTTAGCTTCACCAAAATCACCAACAAGCAACTCCCAACTCTTTGTCCAGCCAGACTGCATTGCTTCCTTGAGTGTATCAATCAACTGAGAAAACGTCTTCACTTTTGTAGCAGCATCATTCGCAATTACTGCCATTTCCTGAATCTTTACGATTTGTTCGTCCGAATATCCCATACTTTTTAGTTGGGCATCCGTTAAATCGCCAGTAAATTTTGAAAGCGTTTCTGTCAAGATTTCCGATGTCAACCACCCCTCTTGCAGTGTTTCCCGAAATGATCCTAGATTTTTGATCATGTCATCAATTGCTATGCCGTGGACTCTTGCAGTTTCGATTAGAGAGTTCTTAAACAGTTCGCCACCCATTCCAGCATTAGTTACAGAATTCCAATCCATTAATTTGACAGTGCCGGTAGATAATGCCTGCGATAGCTGGTACATAGCCGTCGTCGCTTGCTGGGCATTTGACCCTGATGCTGCTGCTAGGTTTGCAATACCCTTAATCGCGTCAACTGATGTGCCAAGGTCAACGCCAGCTGCTGTAAATGTTCCAATATTTTTGGCCATTTCTGTAAAATTGTATATCGTTTTATCCGAGTAAGCATTTAATGTAGCCAACGCTGCATTTACCTCTTGTAGAGTTGTTCCCTTACTTGAGGTATTTGCAAGGATTGTCTGTATTGCACCGATTTGAGTCTCGTACTCAGAAAATCCAGTTTTCATTGGGTCAATAAGTGCCGTAGCAATCTTTTTTCCAGCATTTAACGCTGCATTTGTGATATTCTGAAACACTGTTATTGTGGCTATTTCAAGTGCTGAAAATTTGGCATGAACTTGTTGAATTGCCTCACCAATCGGTGACATATCAAATCTTCCGGCAGCCACACCAATATGTTCAAGGCCCTTTGTCATCCCTGAAAAATCAAGTTTTGATTTAAGTTTTTCAATTGTGCCCATTGAAGTACTAACATTTCTCTCAAATTGTGCGTTATCAAATTTCATTTCAACAACTTTAGAATCAATGGTTGTACTCATACTTTTGTGACCTCCTTCCATGCAGCGTCTACAATATTGTCAAATAGCGGAGCAATTACCGGGTTGATGTAATCGCGGCCCTCAATCCAGCCACCACTTCTGGTAGCATGCCCATATTGGAGTATGACCGCAATATTCACTCCATTTTGAATATTTTCATTATAGAATGAAATCGCAGCTTTTCCCTTGGTGATCTTAATAGAGTATGACCAAGCGGCAGCAGTTTCGCCCGAGTCAACTGGTGTTGCTGACATGAGTGCCTGCACTCCAGCCTGGCCATACTTATCAAGTTCTCCTGGTTTGAAGGCGGTTTTTGTCTTAGTCAAGTACTTTGTAATAGATTCGAAGCTTCCCTTCTGATTAAATGTTATCACGGGTACTCCTCCTATTAAGTTACTTACCGGTCCATTGGCCTCCAAGAGCGGCGACCATTTTTTTGCCGACTTTTCCGTCAGGCTTTCCATTTGTTCCGCATTCAGGATGCTTAAGTTGAAATGCGTTTACCGCATTGCCTGTTAAGTCCCCAAAATTGCCATCTGCTTTTCCGCAGTTAAATCCAGCAGCGTTAAGTGCTGTTTGAACGGACCGGACATCCTCGCCGACCATGTGCGGGTCTGTAGCTTTAAGAACACGTGCCACTCTAAACATTGGAGTTGGCGTAACATGCTGGGTGTTATCCTCTGCAATATACCGAAGCACATGCGGCCACCCGCCGTTATAATACTTGGCAATACACAGTTCTTTTCCTGAACTATCCCCAAGTTTGCCATCATAGTCAGCATTTGCCTGAACTATCTGGCCATTTCCGATATAGTAGGCAGTATGTCCACTTTTGGCAGATGTCTTTGGCCGAAGTAGTATATCTCCGATTGCAAGACCTCTTCCAGTAGTGGTATTAATTGATGCAACAACATCAATAAACCCATTAGCTAGAAGTTGATTGAGCATATCGCCAGTGTACGTTGCTGTGCCAATGTTAATTCCTGCTTCTTCAGCCGAGTCAAGAACCATTTTTGAGCAGTCCTTATCAATGCCACCATTTCTACGGCTCTGAGAGTAGCCTCGTTTGTTGTCATTGGCCCACCCGATTGCAATAGCCACAGCATTTTGAATTTTAGTCATTGTCAGATTCCCCCTCGACATTGTCATATGTATCAATGGCTTCAGTGTTGTCCAGGTCTAGACCGAGACTTATTTTAGCATCACTGTTTACTGCAAGGTATTCTTCAAACTCATCTAAGGCGGATTCAATCATCAGTAACACATCCGTCTGAGTTACAAATAATCTGAATGCGGCTGGCATACTTTCGTAAAGAGTTCGAAAGACATAACTGTTTTTTATGTCTCCAGTTTTTGCACCAAACTGCAGCTCTGCTTCGCAAACAAGGTTAAGCAGTATCTTATTTGCGAATGCCTTGTACTTACCCTTTTTGTAAAAGTATCCGAAATAACAGAATGCTGCGATAGTAATTATTACGACGATTAAACAAATGACAAATTCTTTGCTCATATTATCCTCCTATGTTGTCACTAATTTCAGTGACGGTTTCTGCTTTAGAATAGGGTATTCCATCTGCGTCAACTCCATATTTGTTACGACTATGTTTCTCATAGGTAGATGTTGCGGCATATGATACTAGATATGCAAACGCGGCACTAGCGACTATTTCTGATACTGTTTCTGGGACTGCCAACCCCATAAATGCGAGTACAAAATCACATACGGTAATACTAAGTATTAGCATTACTGAAAATACTGCAAGTTTTTTTTTAAATTCTATTGTCTTTTTATGTTTCATAATATGTACTCCTTAAAGATCAGAAAGCCTTTATTTTTGAGTTATCC